TTAGAATGAGGCTCTGTCTCAAAACAGTAAAACAGTCCAGTGTTGTAGCGACAAACCTGTACATGTTCGTTCCTATTACAGATTCCGGTTTGGCAAATGTGAACACGTGAGAGAACATTGTAGAAGACTACCTTGTAGTCATCGTTAAAAGAATCATCTTTCCGAGGATACGTGACAGGTATCCTCGTTTCAATCTCCTTTCTCTTTAATTCATTATTGCTAGCATCTCATCGAAAAACTAAATAGGTCTCCAATGAGTAACATATCCAGTCTTGATGTAGGGGTATATCCATTTATTCACTTCTCGCATTGCCATTTCTTCAATACTACCATCAACAAATTTCACTTGACACATGCCTTTTGCTTGTTTGTTTGGTATTGCATCCTCTACGCTTATCCAGGGTGATTGCTTTGACTGCCAGTCTGCACCAGCTTTAAAGTCCTTTTCGCTTTGCCACATATCTGGTTGAGAGTTCCATGCCCATTGCGAAGAATACTCTTTTGCCGCTTCTTCTACTGTCTGTTTCATAGCTTATTTCCTTTTTGATTTAATATTTCCTCTTCGATAACTTCTTTTGCACATATTTATGCCTTATCAAATTCGGACAGTGCCTGTTCGCAGAACTTGACTTGTTCCATAGCATAGTCCCTCTTATAGGTGATTATGTCGCGTGTTGTATAGTCCGTATAAAATCGGTCTATAATACTCTTAACATAAAACCTTTTAGGTTCCTCACAATGGTTCAGAAGAATCACATATTCATCATTTCTCGGATGCAAGCACAAAAAACGATAATAATTCACTTCACCGTTCAAGCACTCAATCAATTTTTCATCTGTCTTTAGATTTTCAATATCTTCTTTGTTCCTTATTGGTTTCATAATCAATAACTTTTAGTTTTCTTATATCTACCACATTTCTTGCAGACGTAATATCTGGCGATATATTTATTACATCCTAACTCATCCCATGCCGTAACCTTTCTCTCATACATCAGTTCCCATTCATGGCGACAGAACCATTTCTTTATGATGGCATCAATTAGATGTTTCATACGCATTTCGATTTATCAATTTGTCCTATACGTTGTCTTTCAAATCCCTCTATCTGTGCATCAGTAAGGTTGTTTAACCATTCATCAGCATACTTTCTGTACTTGGCATGATTGCATTTATAAAACTCCAATCTAAGCCATTCAAGGGTTATTTCCTTATTCATTTTTTTCTTAAATCTATCTTACATCGTTAATACTGACTTCTCTTTTCAAAACTCTCTCTACCTGCCTATCAAGTATTTCTTGAAATTCTATCTGGCAAATAAGAGAGCAATCCGGTATAAATTCTTCCGGCATTTCTCCACGGTTAGGAGAAAGCTCATCAAGAAATATTTTTCCCGATTGGTCTTTCAGACACGTTGCGCCTATTTCTCGTTCAATCTGCGCCATTCGAGCAAACACTTCCGGGAAATCCTTCCGTATCTTATTCCAGTATCCCATTCCCCCTTTCACACAACCGATACAGTTGTTGTTATTGTAACCCATCTTGTACATAGCGGGGATTTCAATACCAGCTTTCCAAAGCATTCCCATTGCATCCGGCTTCGTAATCTGCTTTTCAATTAGCGGAAACAGTGGCTTTGTGCTTGGGTACTGCTGTTTTAATCGGATGGCTCGGTTTATCTCTTTAGGGGCGTAATCAAAGCCCCAAACTTGACCGTCCCAAGAACCAAGTTCCTTTTCCAACTTGTAACGGACTTTCTTTTTCAGCTCAAGAGTACAAGCAGCACCATGCGCACCATTGATAAAACCTTTCCGTAGGACATCAGCAACACAAGTGTATTTGTCGCTCCGGATAGTGTGGATTGGTTGACCGTACCAATCTTCGCAATCTGTAAGGAATCGGGCGTTATCAGGATGTCCGGAACCTGTTTCGATGTAGTAGAGCTGTACATCATCATACAAACTCAACGCTATTTTACAAGCAACTGCGGATGTTACACCGCAAGAAAACCATGCTATTATCATTTTTATTCTTGTTATGAGCAAAAACCACCGGTTTCCGCTCTTGTTAATACTTCATGTGCAGAAATGACTTCTTTTTGCACATGTTAATCTCAATTCATTTTCCTTTTTCTATTTCTCTCGCTCTGTACCTCTGCCATACACATCTTGCACCATGACGCTTTCAGATGGTAGTACAATCTGAACGGGGGATGGTCTGATGGATATTCATACGGCATTCTTCATTATGTCAGTTTGCTGTCAAATATCTTAATGCACTCAAACAGATAATGCGCAATTATCGGCTGAACCGCATTGCCTATACACTCCGTTCGGTCCATCCTATCGGGAACCCCATTAGACTTTCCAGCAAAGCGGGGTGAGGGTATTGACTGTCTTGTTCGCCATCCCGGATATACTCGTGTAAATTGCCCCGATAAGTAGGGCTTCCGAAATACCGATTCTTGAGTGCCCCGTTTGCCGTTGATTTCGCTGGGGTAGGCAATACAATATAATCGCTCCCTATTCTGTTGTATGCCAAAGTCGGTGCCAGATAGACATTGCCATTCCGCATCATACCCGATTTCGGAAAGGTCGCATAGGACTTGCTCGAATCCCCGAACAACGAGCATTGGGCTGTTTTCAATGAGCACGTATTTAGGTCTAACTTCCCGTACAATTCTGAACATTTCAGACCATAGGCCGCTTCTCTCACCGACAATTCCGACACCTTTTCCAGCAATGCTGATGTCCTGGCAAGGGAATCCACCGCTGATGATGTCAACAAACGGAGGTTTTGAATACGTTCTAATATCTCTGTTGATTTCATGCTCTTCTCCAAAGTTTTTCTTTATTACTAATGATTGATAATCCTCAAATTCACAACTCCACTCGGTCTTTATGCCGGCAAGTGCCGCACCTAATCCAAAACCTTCTATGCCGCTGAACAGAGAGCCATGTGTTAATCTTTCACTCATTCTTCTGATTCTTTAGGTTTCCAATCAGACGGTAATTTTGCCCACTCGCGAAACTTGGCGTCGAAGTCGTCCATGTCCCTGAACATATCCATCTTCGATTTCTCTGTCTCTACGAGTGAGGAGAATTCCAGGAAGTACATGTCGGCGCTCTTGACAAAGCTGTTATGAAGCCTTTTCAAATTTCCGAGTAGTAACCCTTTGGCGTTCATCAGGTCTGCCGCTTCCTCCACCAGCATGTTGGCTTCACAGTTCAGTATGTGTGCGGCTGAAAGAAGGCTGTTCAATCTGTCTATGCTGCCATCAGCCTCGGCAGCTTTAATCAAATCTTTCTTTGGTTTCATTGTTTCTGCTTTTTCTTGCAAGTTCATCAATCATTCGCTGGTACTTCTTTGCCACCAACGGGCAGCGCAGGCGCAGTGCGTTGTCACGCTGCCACTCCAATAATTCGATTTTCTTTTCAAGTCCTACGTCCATTAAAATAAAGTTTTTTGTATCCTTGATAAAACATACTTGTTCGCATTATTGTAGAAATTACGGTCTATTTCAAAACCGTATGCTTTTCTTCCGCATTGCGCAGCGGCAAGCAATGTACTGCCGCTTCCTGCAACTGGGTCAATTACAACATCTCCTTTGTCGGTAAATATCTCTATCAATCTTCTAAGTAATGGAACTGGCTTTTGGGTACTATGTACTTTGGGTGTATCATTATCTCTTACCCAATCAAAACAATTGAATATCATCCTCCCGTCATTATTAAACTTTGGAAGTTTGTCACGGTATAAAAGAAGACCGTATTCACAATTACCGACTATTTTCATATTGGCTTTTAATACTTGTGCGGAGAAGTCTTTACGGAATACCAACGGAATGTATTTCATTAGCCCGTACTTCCGACCAAGTTCTATGAACATGAACTGTTGTTCGTATTCGCAGAATATTATCATGCAAGGGGATTTACCGGGCTTCTTCGGCTCTTTTATCAGCATATCGCTGCAAAAGTGCATAAACTCGGCTGGGCGAAATTCGTTTTCCGAATTGAAAAACTTTTTCCCGGCTAATTCACTTTCTCCGTTCTTGTTGTCACCATCTTTGTACCATGCAGGATTACTTGCATAGGCGTTTTTACCTAAATTGTAAGGTACATCCGCTATAATCAATTGCGCTTTAGGAAGTTGATAGCTACGAAAATTCTGAAAGCTATCTCTGTATAATTCTATGTCTTTCATCTTTTACTTTTGCTAAAACATTCGCATATTCTCCCATACCGGTCACACGCGCACACCCTATGGCCCTTGGCCTTGCATAGACAAGAGTTTTCTATGAAATCCATGGAGTATGAGCATTGGCGGCAACGGACGGGGGAGAGGGGTAATTTCTTCTTTGCCATTACTTACATAAACTGATATTGCTTACGCGATTTGCCGCTCTTTTCATTGCTTCTGCATCTCCGCTTTCCACAAGCTTCCTTTCACGTTCAAGATACTCGGCATAGGAAATTCTGTTGTTGCCACGTTCTTCTATCTCCTTTTGGCGTTGTATCCGGTATTGCTCACGCTCATAGCGTTCGATGTCGATACGGCGTTCCCTGATATAGTCAAGCATGGCACTTGTAATCTTCATCGGGTCTATAGCACCATAGAACCGTCCATATTTACCAGACTTAAACCGTGCAATAAAAAAGCATATCTCAGCCGCATTAAGGTAATAATACTCAGAAATAAATATTTCTGCCAACTCATTAAGCTGCTCCTTGGCAATCTTGGTAGATACCTCTGCAAAGTCATTAAGTGTGCCGAATTGGATTTTCAACCATTCCAAAGGGGTTTCATCTCCATAAGTCGAAGCCAATAGCCCTAATGTAGGTATGGAGGAATTCATGGCTAAATCAGAGTGGGTCGCCTTGCATCTGACAATTTTGAACTGCAAATCGGGATTGTAATCAAGAATGAATTGTGCTGGGTCAGGATATTTATTCAATAACGCCCTCTGCTTCAAGTTCTTTTCTTTTTTTTTGCGGCAGCTTCTCTGACGGTTGTAGCGACAGCAAGAACTGAATCACGTTTTCGCTGCTCGCTATCCTGTTGATTTTTGCTAATTCTTTCTCCATTGTAATTGCCTTCTAAAATCTTAATGAAATTTGTCGGTCTGAATATCCAGTCGAAATCACAAGACCAGTTTTGGTTGTTATGCCCCAAAAGAAATGCTGATTGAGAAACATTGTTGAAAACAGCCATGATAGCCTCTTTCCCATGTTCGGAAACTCTTGCTTTTACGGCTTTCTTACGTTTGTCCGTCATTGTTGTCACCTTTGGGAGCTTTCCATCAAACATTCTGTTGAACGTATCCATAAGAGCATTATAATTTATCTTATCTCCCTCATTACTTTCCGGCGGTGCAGATTCCCCTTGGGGGGAATTATAGGGGGGACATTCTTCATTTGCATTTACATTTACATTATCATTATTAATTAGGTTATTGTTTGGTTCTTCTTTGGTTTGGTTTTGGTTATAGTTTGGTTTTTGTTTGGCTCCTTCTTGGTTGTTCTCCGGTTTTGGTCTACCGCCCTTTTTACCGTTCTCAAACCTCTGATTATTAATATCTATCTGTGATTTAGCCATAGCAAGCATCGCTTTCGCAATCGGCTTTAGTTGTTCAGTAGTTTCTCCATATAAGCCATACTCAATTATGGCTGTGAGAACGTCTCCCTGAACATCTCTCGGCAGATTCTTGATTGCTTCCCACCAGCTACTGTAAAAAACAAAACTATTTCTCATTGCGTTTCCTCCATTCTAAAAATTCTTCGTATCCGTGCCATGCTTGTTCATCTTTATTTTCATACATCTTTCAAATAGTCTGTTACCACTTCTATAAACTCGTCAAGCGAACGGACTATGACATATTTAGCACCGATACTCTCAAACTCTTTCTGATACTCTTTCTGGCTCTCTGACTGCCTGCCAGTCTTTACCTTTAATTCTATTCCACAAAATGGATAGAACTTGTTGGGGATAAGAAGTATCAAATCGGGGAATCCTGCGCGGACTCCCATTTGCTTGAACTTTGCCGCTTCAATGGCGTTGCGCTTCCCTCCGTTGGGAACACAAGCAAGCCGTTTCTTCCATTTAGGATATTTCAAGTCCCAATATTTAATTATAGATTTTTGGAGAGAATCTTCTAAATGTCTCATATATGCTTTATTTTAAGTTCAACATTCACCGGCTTGTCTTTCATCGTGGAGAAAGCGTCAAGCAGCTTCTCCTTGATTGTCTTCAAAGGCTTTGTCAGTATATGGCTCTCTACTATTTCGAGAGGTATCCTCCTGTCGCTATACGTTATTAGGGACATGGAAATTATGATGTAGGGCTTCATATTCTTTCACTATCGGTTTACATAAATCAACAACTCGTTTACAATCCTCCACACCAAACATTCCTATGTGGCAAACTTCATGTGGTATTCCTAATTGAATAGATAACCACAAATAAGCTTTATTCCTATTTGAAGTGTTGGGGATATGTTTCTTCCAAATTTTATTGATAAGATTGGTCTTAGCTATTTGGTCAAAATAGAAGTGGGCTTCTTTCTTGGCTTCCCTTAGTTCTGTATTTGCCAGTCGTCCTAACGCTCGGTCTGTACCCTTATGCACACCGACATAAGCCATACAATCCCAGCATAGATATATCATCCCGTAAGAACGTCCATAAATAACAGAACTATCCACATATTCGGTACGATTACCACAATAAGGGCAAATCTTACCAGACAGAATACCATCCATAATTTAGAACAATGACATCTGTTGTACTTCAGTTGCTCCTTTCCTTGCCCGTGACGTTTTTTTCCTAAGCGATACATATTGCTCTTCGGTCAAACGTTTTATCGCCGCTTCACGAGCCGCTTTCTTCTCCTCTTCCGTCAGTTCTACGGGTTGAAATGTGGAGATGGATGCACGGGTTCCAGCAGGCATCTTGCTCACTTTGATGTCATCCTCATCGTAATAGTGGATAGCCATCCCGAATACCTCCTCGTCTGTCATGGCCACGGCAGAGCCCCGTTTCCGTGCCTCTCCCATGATGTAGGAACAGCACTCATCCAAATTCTTGTTTTCTTTTGCGTAGGACTTGGCGAACAGTTCGTCAGTCCTAGCACGTCCGTCAAGATGATTCTTGATTACGTCCTTGAAAGTTTTGTTTTCCATAATTGCGTTACAAATAACTCCTTAAACAATAGTCCGCTATCCAGTAGCAGACAAAATAAAAAGCGGCATA